CCCCGTGTGAGCCGATAGGCTAGGATGGCGAAGCTTAGGTTTACTGACGTCACTTCAAATACACTCAAAAAAATTAAAACGTATTACGTTGTTTCTAATAGAAACTTAATTTTTTTGAGTGTATTTGAAGTGACGTCAGTAAACCTAAGCTTCGCCACCCTAGCCTATCGGCTCACACGGGGATCCCGGACTAATGTTGGCTTTCTCTTAGGATCATCGGAGGTGGAAATTTAGCTTATACTTTGAGGTGGACATTAACAGGGGACACACGGGGATCCCGAACTAATGTTGGCTTTCTCTTAGGATCATCGGAGGTGGAAATTTAGCTTATACTTTGAGGTGGACATTAACAGGGGATTTCGGATCATCGGAGGTGGAAATTTAGCTTGTGTTCTGAGGTGGAGTTTAACAAGTGGAGTTTAACAGTATATTTCTGTGGTGGACATTATCAGGGGGATTTTTATAGGTATTTCTTTCGATTGAGTTATGTTTTTTTATATTTTTATATTTTTATTGAGTGTTTATTTCATAAGGCATACATGCTACAATTCCATTAGTTTCTGCTACTTGTGGTAGTAAGATTGTTTGTCTATGCATATATTCAAGGTTGTTATTTGTGGCGTAATCTGGATACATGTGGAAGTTTAAATGTAGTTTTGTGCTCATTCGTACTTGATATCTGAATTTCATGAATCCTGTTTCGTCTGGAACTTGTGGTTGTGCAATGTGCATTCTTGGATATGATGTTCTGTTCCTGAATAGGGTTTGCCTCGTTGTTGCTCCTGACGTGGCATATGTTGTAGTTTCATATGTGAATTCCGTTTGTCTCAAGTTCTCCGATTTTGTATATACTCCTTCTGACATTGGAATTAGGGATCTGAAGTTTGTTTCTTTGCTGATATCTAATGGTCTCCACATATAGTTATTTGTTAATTGCTGGAAGTTGATTTCCCTTGTATATTGGTTCCTTTGTGGTAGTTCGTATTTTGTGTATCTGTCATTGTGAGAATTGAATAGTAATGTTTGTGTTGTTTGTTGTGCTAATGGTCCGGTTGCTGCAACTGTTTCTAGGTTGAAATTTTCCGGTTCTCTGTCTGCGTCTGCGATGAACATGTTTTGACTTGTTTCGAAGTCCCAAGTTGTTTGATTTGTTGTTCCCGTTAGCAGTCTCTGTCTTGTTACTGAATATACTTCGAATGTGATTTCTCCTTTGATCCAGGTTACTCCTAGTGCTACAGCGTTTAATGCTTTCATGATATTGATACTTTGATTATTTCCAATGTCTGTTTGGTCCCACATTGATCCCCAGAACCCTGCTGTTTGGTACGGGATAATGTATGGGTTTTGATTGGTTACATAATTGAAGTCTAGATATTTTTGTGTTTTAACCACGTGATAAATGGTGTGGTTTCCTTTATTGAATATATTTCTTGGGACCATTTCCGTAATGTTTGGTCCATATCCTTCTTTTACTGCGTTGCTGTTTCCTTTTCCGACTCCTTGTCCTGATCCTCCGTCTGCTTCTCGTTTTCTTTTTGTTCCTCTTCCATCGTGTTCCATTGTAGTGCTGTCTGCCATTCCTCTGCTTCTTGTTTTGCTTCCTCACTTAATCTGATTGCTTTTTCATTTACTGTATGTGCGTTGTCTTCTTCTTCTATCAATTTATATATTTCTTTAAAGTTTTTCACGAACACGATTGCCATATGTATTGGCTCTACAAGACCTGGTGGCCGACTGATGAGTTTGTTTTGAATTTGTGCATTTATAGTATATTTGTCTTCTCTGTGTTGTATACTCTTTTTGAATATGTATAGTTTTATTCTTTGTAGTATTTGTGAGGTTTCGTTCATATGCACGTTGTTTGTTATTGGTGTAGCTGTGGTGATCCAAGTTGGTGTTCTCTCTATGGGTTCCTTGTCTTTGTTTTTTACGTCCGTTTTGATTGTTTTTCCTTCCAATAATAATTTCCATGTTCCTACGTTTACTGGTGTAATCATCGGTTCTTCAAATAGTACTGATCCTGCTCCTGGTAGTTGATCCAAGTGGAATCCGCTGTTGTCTCTTTCTCTTGGTATTTCTTCCGGTTTAACCATTGCTAATAAGTTGTCTAATATTAGCGATTTACCTGCGTTTGTTATACCTTCTAGTACCATGCCGTTGATTTTTTTGTATCTTTTTGGTTTGATGATTTCATTCCATGCCAAAAAGTGTATTATATTTATATTATTTTCTTTGAACATATATTCGATCCATTGTATAATGTTTTGTAGCTTTGAGTTGTCTTCTCCGGGTGTGAAGTTTTTGATATATTCTTCATTTAATATCTCCACCATTATTTCAGTTAACGTTTTTGATTTTATTATTTGTTGTATTCTTGTTCTTTCAATCCTTACAATCCGTTGTACATAACTGTCTACATTTAAACCAAACTCTTTCATCAGTTGTATTTTGAATTCTGGTTCGATGATATTTTCCCATTGTTGTGCTGTTGTAATTTTCTTTTCTTTTATTTTATCAAGGATTATATCCGTTAAGTTTTGTTGCTTTCGTTGTCCGCATCTTTTCTGTTGATATTCTTTTTTTTCTTCATGATACAGTTTGCACCCTGCATCTAATATTACGTCGTTTGGATCTCTATTTTCAAATAGTACTTTAAACGTATCCATTGCTTCAGTTAATTGTTGTTGGATTTTATTTCCATAGATATTGACTGTTTCGATACCGTAACGGATGCAATAGAGAATGTAGTTCCTGAGAAATTTAACTTTGGAAAAAGTGATAGTCGCTTCTGCATTTCCTGCGCTTGTTGCACTAAGAAACTTGGTGATTCTGGTTCTGACTCTTGTGCTGTTTCCTCCTGTGTTTGATGATGAGAAGAGGATGTGGATGTGGTCTCCGTGATCAAAGGTGATAAAGCTCGGCGCTTGCTTGGCCCTTGTTGTGGCGATATATCTCCAGTCCTCTTTGCAGTTATTTTTGTGGAGGACGAATGTGTAGTATGCTGTTTCTCGATTTGATTCACTTCTTCCATCCAGCTCTCCGTCGACGATATCGTGTCCGTCGGCGATGGCGGTGGTACTGCTTTGTTCTTGTATATTTTGTTGATTATTGCTGCCTTTATGTTTTTTTGATTCACTTGATTCTGGCGTGGTTGTTGCTCGTATCTTTCTGGTCTTACTGCCTGTTGCCTGTTCATTGCCATGTGCGTTAACAATACAGTTGCCTTGTATATCCACGGTGGAGATGCACGTCCCATCAACTCCATCTCCGTTATCTTCGCTTGCGCTGTCAGCAATGCTTTCAATACCGCATCTTTCGATGTCGTCTCGTAACATTTGGGTTGTGCTTGCCTGTGACCCGTTATTATCCATAGTTTTTTCGGGGAATAACTGTCTTCGAACACGTCTAATATGTGATTGAAAATCTTCTTCCTTATAATCTGGCTTGAGATGTTCGTAAGATTGACGTATAAGTATTTCCCAGCTTCTTGTTCCAATAGTTGGAAATGCGAATTCAAGCTGTTCAGAGGCTCTGGAGCCGCTGTGTAATTGTGGGTAGATGTTATCAACGGTTTGATCTGTGAAATCTTCTCTGATATCTCGCTCCGTGATGGTGTTTGCTTGCAACGCAGCTGAAGAAGGTACTGTCTCGGTGCAATATAAATCTTCGTTCCTTGATTGTTCGTAATTGTTGGCCATTCCTCTCTCACTTCCAGTTGGCTCTCCCAAATCCAATTCTCTCCTCCTGGATTTACACTGTGCGTCATGCTCCCAACAAAAAATGCACTCACACTCTATATTGCCGTGTTCACACGGCGAATGTTCACTGCAGACTGATTCCATACTACTGACTCTCCCTTCATTTATACCTCTTATATACTCTGTGGATCATGTGGTGGTGGATTTTAAGGCCCCAATGGTAGGTGGAAATTAATTATTTTCCACAGAAAAATACTTTCTAAATTTCCACGTCCGTGTGTTCCACAGAAAAATACTTTCTAAATTTCCACGTCCGTGTGTTCCAATTGGAAGGTTAATATAAGTCCATGATATAGAAAAGAAATATTATTTCGTGATACGGATACTCCAAGATACAGATCTGACAGATCGTTACTAATAGTAACTGTATCTTGGAGTATCCGTATCACGAAATAATATTTCTTTTCTATATCATGGA